TTGCCGGTCCCCAACACTACAAAATCCGTATTATCACTCTGGTCTTCTACTACAAAACTAGGCAAAGTTCCTGCTCCTGTTACGCTTAAGTGTCCCCAAGGGGTTGTTGTGGCTATACCTAAGTTGCCACCCGATGATGTCATTGTTGATGTTGCAGTGCCTGTGCCTAATCTTAAATCTCCGCCATTTACATTCACATCGCCAGAAACATCCAAATTACCAGCAATCTTACCAGCAAAAGAAAAAGAACCTAAAGTGGTTACTCCCTCTACTGTTAAATTGCCTTGAATCAAAGTTGCTCCTGCTACGCTAAAAAGCACACTAGGAGTAGTTGTTCCAATACCCACATTACCACTGTCAACAGTATTCCAATTAGTGCCTACTTTTTTAAATAACGCGATTCGTTCAACACCGCCAGTTCCAAGAGCATGTGCTGTGCCAGCGCTTAATAAAAAGACTAGCACTAAAAATAAGATGTATTTTTTCATAACTTTTTTAGTTAATTACTTCAAATAAGTAAATGTTACACCTTCTCCGTCTGTCAACACGTCAACATAAACATCCGCGCAATCTTCTGCACCCAGCGTATAGCTATCTCCTGCATTTAGCGGGATGCCCATTTGTGAACCTGACAATGCTTCTGTTGAAGTTCCGCCTACATATATTGCTGTTGTGTTCGCTAACAAAGCAACTACAGTAATATTCTTACAAGGTGTTACTGTCGAAAATAACGCTTCTGCTGTTGTAGACGCTGTTACTGCTTTTCTGCCTGATATTACGTCAAAATATGTACTCTGTAGGGGTACTCGATTCTCATCGCGAGGCAATGGAGATGGAGGCTGTGCAATCGCTTGTGCGACAGATGTCAATAGAAATACAAACGTAAATACGACAGATAAGGTGATAATGTATTGTTTTGTAAATATTTTCATATGAATGGAAGGAAAGGGGACAGATGCCCCCTATAACCCTATTTTTTATTTCCTTGTTCTTTGCTCTTGTTTTTAGTTGCATCTTCTTCCTTTTCCTTAGCATCTTTGTCTGCTTTTTCCTTAGTATCTGCTTCTGCTTTAAGCACTTCATTAAGTTGTGCTTCTAAATCATCTTTAGATTTTCTGCGATCCACCTTTTGCTCTTTTTCTAACAAAATGTTGATTATATCCTGCTTATCCTTGTATGCTTGATCCTCTTTTGACAATTTCAAGCCAAATTCACCCGCTTTATTAACACGATCGTGCTGAACTTTACTGCCAAACTGTTCTTCCATTTTAGCGACTCTAGCCTCCACTTTCTCTAATTCTGTTAATTCTGGCTCTGCTTCCGGCGTAATAGTAGAGCCAAGCAGTCTATTTATAAGATTCTGCTCGTCCTCGAGGCTGTAGATTGCGTTGCCTTTGCCTTGTTCCTCTCCTATAATTTTACCTTTATCTTTACGCATTAAAATCTTGCGAGCTAAATGCTTTGCAAGATGCATGCCTTCCACCAAAGGGAAGACCTTTGTTTCCTTTGCCTTAACGAAGAGAGGCACGCCTCCATAAGGATGTTCAAAATCCTCATCTTCTGGATTGGTCAAACTAACTATTTGACCTGTTGTATTATTTTCCATAATAATATTCCTTAATAATTAAAGGGCTTCGCAGTTCCCTTTACAGCTAAAATGCTGTGTCCTGCTTCCGCAAAGAAGCAAGGACAATACTTTAGCGTATTAGAATTCGGCATAATGCAACTTGGTCTGCGGCCGCATTTGCCACAAGGGAGATACCAATAAGTTGTGCATCAAACGGGCCTTCTGCTGTAATTGCTTTTTGACCTTGACCTGTGGTGTCATCTCCTGTAGTGACTCCAGCTCCAATAGTAAGCACTTCACCTACAAGAATTCCACCTTCGCCATTAGTCAAAAGCCAACCATATTCAGAAGCGGCAAATGCCACCTGCGCTACTCCTACTGCTTGCTGTACTTTGCTGGTAATAGCCGCTTTATCAACTTCTGCCATAGTTCGGATAGTAATATCCGAATCACTTACGCTCAAAGCCGTTGAAAGCGCGTATTCTGGATACAGTGTAAGAGTATCAACGCTGTTTGTCTGGATTTTGAATACTTGGCCTGCGCCAGTTCCATCATCTACTACGCCCCAAGCATCTTCAAATTGACCTACTGTCCATCCTGCGGATGCTTTAGTAATAAAGCGGTTCCTGCTTTGATTGTCTTGGCTGGAACTACAAGCATCAACAGCAGTAACAGCGTCAGGCACAGCAATACTTCCTAGTGCTAAAAGGCTATTAGCCTTTACATACACCCACTCTCGTCCATCAGGTGTTGTTGCTCGTTCTCCGAGCTTGAATGCGCCTCTAACTGTAGTAGTTTGAAGCACATCTTGAAAAGTTATCTGGTTCATATGTTTTTCCCTTTCAGCCCACTAGTTCCGAACTAGCGGGCTATTCTTCGGCATCGCCGAATTAATTAATTAGAAGCAACTTCTTGTACTTGTTGCCAACCCGTTATCATCAAACCACATATACATAACGGTTGTAGATACATCCGAAGCAAATCTAAAACATGCTTTTCCCACATCAATAGTTGAGGTTGACATTACATCACCCACACTAAGCATTGCACTAGGAGTAGTGGTTGCAATTCCCACCCGACCATCATTATTCACACCTCGTACTACAAAAGAAGGGGTTGTACTGCCATTATTTCCTACTACCATTGAGTTAGCTTCTGTTCCCATCTCTACTACAAATAACCCTGATGGCGTTGTAGAGCCGATTCCTGAACCTACGCCTGTACTTGTAGTCTGAATATTAGCCGCTGTAGAAGTTCCTGTAGTCAAAATATCTAAAGCCGACCTATATCCATCATTATATAAGATATACGGAAAATGTTGTTCCATTAACTGAGTTCCAAGTCCAAGCACAGCACCCTGTGTTGCTGTGTCATTGCCAAGAATAGAACCTACAATCTCAGCGATTCTTTCTTCTCCAAGCCGATCAAGCATTTGACCAAGCAATCTATCGGCCAAACCTCCGCTGTTCTGCGCTTTGCCTATTACAACGAAACTAGAGATGCCAATAACAGCTACCAATGCGATAGTAATTATTGTTTTTGTATATTTATTCATATACTATTCCTTTCATTAACCCTTTCGGGCGGGTTAATTTTTAGGTTACACCTCTCATTTGACCTTGTAGTCTTGGGTTTGCAGCGGCGAAGTTTCCTGCGTAGAACAGATGTCCGACTTCTGCAAGCTGATCTACTGGATCCATCATCAAGCGGAAGTTAAATCCTCTTGTGGATGGCACTCTGCCCGGCACTCCAAGTGGAGTTCCTTGCCTCTGCTTCTTGAAGTTCAAGGTTTCAATATTCTTGCTTGCTTTGCTCAAGTCAATTCCGTAGAACCTAAAGAACTTGGTATTTATAAGATAGAACCGTCCGCTTGGACATTGTTCGTCAGCTACAACTGGCACTCCTCTGAAAAACACCACTTCAAATCCCTGTGTTCCTGCTAATGCCGCAGATTGTGGCACCATTCCGAAAGCGTTCATCTGTGGGAATCCGTTTTGCGTGTAGCCAGCCCTAACAGTAGGAGTCAAAAGCGATTCATAGGTATCCCAAATTGACTCTGTGGTAACGTGCATGGTTGGCTTATCCATTCCTACTCTTACGCTTCTCCAAGCCGTAGCAAGTTTAGCAAGCGTCAATACTCCTGCTGAAGCTAGGTAGTATCCGTCTAAAGCCGGAGAATATGTGGAACGAGTAAGAGTTCCATATGTAGCAAAGTTTGTTGCGTCATCTGCCGCGTTGGTAATAGAATCCCACTCATTACCTGTTCCATTGCCTGCAAACAAGTTATCGGCCATCAGCGTCATCAAAGAACTTGCTTGGGAGTCAAACTCTGTTTCAAGCAAATCTAATACTTGCTCATCTCCGCTATTAAGAGCTGTTTCTATATGAGCAATAACAACTGGCTTATAAGCCATCTTTGGATTGAATTTCGACTTAACACGTACTTCCTGCCGATTAGTATCCAACTTATCGGCAATTCCTATATTTCCACCATTAGTGGAATCTTGGTATTTCAATATAAACTGCAATTGAAATCCAGTACGCCATTCTTTGGCGTTTTGAAGCATCGTCATTAAAAACGGGCTTCCTTGTGAAACAGTATCGAAAACTTCCGGAATTATCTTTTCCCTTGTTACTGTTTTCACTGCATCTGTAAATTCCATGTTTAATTATCCTTTCAATCTCACAAGCATTTCCTGCGGGCTTTCTTCGCCATACCCATGATAATCAATACCCTCGCTAGTATCAGCTCCTCCGCCCTTTGGATCAACTGGATCGGTTCCTCGCTGTTGTATGTTCTTGACAATTTTCTGTTCAGTCATCTTGATAGCGAGTTTCTGGTCTTGCATGTCCTTGAATACGGCCATTAAATCCTTTGAGCCGAGTTTTGTGGCTCTCTGAAACAAAAGGTCTTCACTCAAATTTGGCTCAATTTTGCGTATTTCAGTTAGTTGAGCGTCTATGACTTCGTCATTCAATCGTTTATCTTCTACTGTTTGAGCATCTATGCGTTGCTGTTTAAGCTCGGCCTTTTGCTCGTTAGCCTCTAAAATCTCTGCATATGACTTGGGTTGCCAATCTGGCTTCTGCCATTCATATTGCGGAGTTTCAGGAGGTGCTTGCGATTTATTAATCTTTGCTAATTCCTGTGACTTGACAGTATGGTCGGCTTGCAACTTAGTATATTCTTCTCTAAGCTGTTCGCCTGTCAACTGCCTGCCGCTTACATCGTACGTGGCTTCAGCTGGAGTGCCGCTTGGTTCACTAGGAACTGCGTCACCTTCGCTAGGTTGCTCTCCACCTTCGGCTGGCTCTTGGCTTGGTGCATCCCCTTCGGGCGCACTGCCTTGAGCTGGCTCTGCTGGAATATCTAATACATCTGCTGGATCTTCCATATGTTTATGACTGACGTTCGCTGGCTTGGTCTTGCGACTGCTTTTGAACGACTTGGTCAATTACTTATAATCTAATAAATTGTTAATAATCTAAAATCTTTTTTAATATACGTCGTAATCTTGCAAGTAAATCCGCAATTCTTGTAAACCCAATATCCTCACTACATTGAGGACAAATCCAATTTAATACTGGATGAGCTTAGGAGTCGTGTTCTGTACCTCTCCCTGCATACTGATCTGACATATATTTAATTATTGTGCTGGTTGCGTGGGTGGACCCTGTGGCGGTGCTACTGGCTGTGGCTGAAATTGAGCCAACTCTTGATCCGTAATCCCAACAAACTTAGCTGGGTTTAATTGATAAAGTTCAGAATTCTTGGCTATCTCGGCTGGATTGTCGTATGGACCCATCTTGAAGTAATCAAGCGGAGCTAACACGCCTTTCTCTACATCTGCTTGGGCCAGTTCAAACTTGAATTTCTTGTCCTCTGGCAAAGTATTGCCGGGAATAATGCGAACCTCTGTACCATCCTCGAAGTCATCCTGCATCAACTCAATGATTTTAAGAGCGTTGTCAGAACCCATTGTCTTGGTATAGTGAATCTCTGTGTAACGAGTTTTAGCAAGATGATACTGCCAATTAAATAATTCGTAGGCAATATAGTCAACAACTTGAATCATCTCATTAAGCCGTTGGAATGACTGTTCCACAAGCGCTAACCGCCCGCCTTTGGTTTCTGAACCCTCTCTCTCGCCTCTAAAAGCGGATGTTGCGGCCATGACATTATCAATCTCCTCTCGACTGTCTTTCATGTCCTCCATTATAAAGTTAGGCAATGCCTGTCCCATTTCACGCGTAACACCTGTTGCAACACCTTTGCCCCAAATTATGCCGGAAGTTTCCCAACGTAGCGATTGAGCGTCTTTCTTGGTCATAACCCCTGAATCAACCTTAATCATTCCATTGATTATCTGGGCGTTGTCATCTATCTGGCGCTTCTTCCTATCCAATGACTCCTGTAAGGGAATAGCTTGGGAGATAAAATCTGTTCTACCAATAGGACGGTCTAAATTAGAAAGTACGGTTGCGAATATATATGGCTTGCGAGGCATGTCAAAGTGATTGAAAAAGTGCGCTTCAAGTTCTGTGTTCTCTGAACCGTCTTCATTCTTAGCATTTCTGCCTGCATCGCGAGCTGTACCGAGTATTTCTTTTCTTTCTTTTGGCGTGGTTTCGTCTTTGGCAAGTTTAAGTCCCTCTTCTTTTGTTATCATCACACCATCCCAATCCCAATAAGGGTTCCGTCCTCTGCTCAAAATAATATCCTCAAATTTGATTATCAATCTATCTTGTATCCACGCCTCTTTGTAGGTTTCTTCTGGGTTCTGAATAGCTATCTGATCCTCGCTGATTCCTACTTTCTTTAATATGGCTTCTTTCTTATCAGGAAAGCGGTTAATGACATTCTCTAAGGTGTCGTCAATCTCCTCAATAGCGAACTCGCTCTCAACCTCATTAGATGCTTTCTTGCCAAAGCGTACCCTGCGAGGGTCTAAAGATTTAACATCAAAATCATTTGTCTTTTTATTCCAAAATGGTTTCAAGACCACAAGGCGCGATAGGTAGAGGTTGCGCATTCCTTTTCTAAATACCTCCTTAACATTAAGGTCGTCATATTTGCGTAAAAAATATTTCTCCTGTAGCTCGGCCAAGTCCTTGCTCTCGGGTGTAGTGCGTCCGGGCAAGAAATTAGGCTTAGGAGGTCTGGCTATAAGAGAATTGATAACCGCTTCTGCATCAATAAATATTCTGTTGGCCCGCGTGTTTGATTTCTTGATAGGCACATTGCGAGTGTACTCAGGTATCCGTGAATGGCTGGTATCCCCATGCCCAAAATCTTCGTACTGATCCTTGCCGTCAGAACTCTGGTCGTCAGAACTCTCAATATCATAATATTGAGAGTTCCTGAAATAAACTCTTTTTACAATATTCCAGATGCTCTCTGATGAGTTCCAACGATTATCAACGAGCTTGCATAGGTCTTTATCTTTTAATTCTTCAATTTTAGGCATATAAAAAGACGGGCAAAAGGTGTCCGCCTATGATGTGTAGATTTGTACACACCATCTCGCGAACACTTCTCGCCCGTCCTTGATTATGGTCTATGGAGGTAACCGTCAAAGATTGTGGGACAGTTTAATAATACTATACTATGTTTTCTTTGTAAACAAATTCTTCTTAACCTCAATATCAGTAATCATACCCTCTGCGCTGAATGATACTATAACTTGACCTTTTCGTACATCTAGGGCATTGGTATTGATGAGCTTTTTAATGTTATGCCAATATCTAGGTAGCTGGTCAGCACCAAATTCAGATACAATGTATTGTTCTAGGTTGTGCGAATCAGTTAGCATTTTGTTTTATCTATTATCTGGTAAAATCTCCTCTAAAACCTCACCTATGTTAGCAAAATCGCCCTCTGACGTGTGTTTAATCACTTCTGCTTTCTCTTGGTTGTCGCCAGAGAATACGGCACCAGCTCCAAGCGTAAGACGCGCAAGATACCAATATAGCGTGCTAAGTACATAATGGTCCTCACCCGTTGTACTGAGCCAAGAATATCTTTCTATACCCTTGGTATCAACCTCTTTAACTCTACGCAATGTTTCCCAATGCTTAATGTATTCAGCGAACATCCTATCTGAATTTAATCCGAACAACACCTTAGCTTGTACAATTTCGTCAATTAACTGGTCCAGTATGCGGTTACGATTCGAATAAACAACGCCTGTCTTGTCTTTTTCACCCCACCATACAATCATTTGTGGGTTCTGCTCATTCCTAGAGAAGTAGCTCATGTAGAACGAAGTGTAATTATCCACATAATACTTGCTCATAACCGTATCCGGCAACGCGTCAATCACTGTAATCGGCTTGTAGACGCTCAAAATATCGTCTAATTCGCTCCATTTGGTGAATTTACCCACTTTTATCAGTCCTCTCTCGCTCCCTAGGCAGTAATGTTTTATGTTGCCAACGTCAACTCCTAAGTAATATTGAGAGGTTACAAGGTCTTTTGGAGTCCAATTATCCAGAATCGTAGAGCGTGTAATCTTTAAATCGCCCGGATTGTAAGGCTCACCTAAAACGAAGTTATAAAAATACTCTTGGTCGCCCTCGCTTTCGTCTATTATCTCATCTGCTGTGATCCATGAGGCCATTAAATGGGATATGTGGTAGCCGGATACCTTGGCATCTGGCTTATCTGCTATCCATTTGCCTGTTCTGCGCGTGTTATCGCTAATTTCTAATTTACATTTAGTGCATATGAATATTCGTCTAGTTAAATCAATGCTCTCGGGCCATTGGAGTTTCTGCTGTACTTTGCAGTGTTCACAAGTGATGTGCCATTCCTTTTGGTCTGATTTTATCCACGCTTCGTCCACAGCTCCCTTTTCAGTAGTAGGGTTGGAAAATATCCAACGCCCTTTCCAGCTATCCTTGCCTTTAATACGAGATTTATAATCTAATAAGGTCTTTTGGTCGCTTCTATCAGCTTCGTCGTGAATCAACACATCTGCTGTAGTCATTATGGCCGCAGTCTTTGAGATTGTACCCTTGAAGAACAAGAATCTACCGTTTATCTCCTTGCGTTCTATGCTGTCTGTTTTAATATCTCCAAATACATCTCTATTAACTTGTAAAAGCGGATTTGTCTTAGAACTTACAAACTCTGATACATCTGAATCGCTTGGGAATGTGTAGATGGAATTAAATCCGTATGTTAAAGCCGCAAAGAATATTTTAAGGTTGAACGTAACTGAACCTCCAATCTGTGAGCATTTTTTAACTACAATGTTTTTGTTCCAATCAGTGAGTATGTCGAGTAAGAATAAATGGTGATAGTAATTCAATGGCTCGCCTTTTTCATCCTTTATTCCCTTGTCCAGAATCCAATGTAGAACTGATGTGTCTTTTATATCCATGTGTCTATTGATAAATTTTTTGACGCTGAATACAAGGATAAATTTATAAAAAGAATTGTCGAGTAAAATCGCTCGCTATCGAGTCGGTGGTTATATAGTAAGCTTAATGTGTCTTTTTCCACTCAGTGCGCGCTTTTGCCTCCATTTGCTCATTATAAGGAGCCATAGGATCGCCGTAGAGCGTTTTAAAGCCGTCTTGACCCGGCTGTAGCAGGTCTAGACGATGCTTTTGTTGCTCTTCTTTATGCTTTCTGGACTGTGTGTAATAAGGATCTGTAGCTTTGTCTGTAATGCGCCTAATACAATTTTTCTTACATTTAGGACATTTGACCTCATACTTGGCTATGGGAATCTTGTAGCTACCGATTATAACTTTAATCCCTACGCTCTCAAAATCTAACTCGCATACATCGCACCAAAAATCAGCTTTACTCACACTAGGAGCGTCTGTAATCATCCTCATATGCTTCCCTTGGAATTTCTTTTGCTTCTCTGATTCTTTTCTCTGCTCTCTATTGCTGTCCACGTGCTTCTTTAACTTTTCAACCTTGCTTTCAGGACTCATTTTACAATCTCCCTTACCTTGTTATACAATCCCTTCCAACCTTGCTCCTCTCTCATGTATTGCTCTTGCTCCTCGCGAGTCATATCCGGCAAAAAAACTCCGTTGGTTTCCATTTCTTCTAAGGCTTGGTCAACTTTCTTCTCGTCCTCCTGCTCCGTCAACTTCCACAGCTTCTTCAATTTTTTTAGGCGGTTCAGCATATAATTGCTTCTTTAAAATTTCCTCATAATTAGTAGTAGCTTTTTGTACTTCTGGATTCGCTAGGATATTTATTATATTTACTGTTTGCGGTGGCTTTGAATCTTCTTGATTACCGAATTCCTTTTTTTTCTTGCGTGATAAATAGTCCATTGAATTGTTATAACTCTCTGTCATTTTGCTTACAACAGTACGCCTAGCTGTCATAACTGGTTTTGCTTTTAATCTATCTCGCAATAATTCTGTTTTAGGATGTGCTTTTAAGTATCTTGATAATGATTTATTGCTGATATTAGCATGAGATGCCGCATCAGTATCTGTTCCATCTAATTCCCATATCTCTTGACATTTCGAGATTATAAATTCTTCAGTTCTGCCTTTTTTAATATCTTCTTCTGTTAAATCAAACCACTTCCTGCCCACCGTTGACACCTCTTCTGTTTTATGTTCTGACATATCATACTTTTATAATTCTAAGGTTTTAAAATCTGACTCTTAACATCATCTGGCTTTTTAATTAAAGACAATATTGGAGTAACTAACATACCATTTCCTTGTGGAATTGCTTGCATTTGTGGGACCATTTGAAAACCATGTTTAGTAAGAACAGCCTGCATTTCAATATTTAAGGCCTGTATTTCCTCCGGAGTAGGCTGTTTAGGCTCTGGTGGTGGCTTAGGTGGCTCTTGTGGGGCCTGTTCTGTAGTTGGTTCTGGTGTTGGATTTGGAGTAGTTGTTTCTGGCATAATTTATATTATTATTTTATTGATTACGATATTTATTACACGATTTGATAATCATAAACATTAAAAAAACAGCATTAAAATAGCTGTGATATTATTGATTAATTTTTACCTTTTTATTCTCCATATCAATTGTTTAGAATTCTGTAATTTAATTATAGCACACTAAAAAATTTCAGCATATTCAACTATCCCCAATTTCGAATTTAGTCATAAGGAAATGGTGCGGAGGAATTTTTTAACATCGCTCCCCCAATTTATCTAGCATAGCTTCGTGTCCTTTTT